AGATTGTTTTTTGTTAGGGTGAATCGCATCTTTACCTTCCTTTACATATTTAATAACAACACCATTCTTATCTGTAATTTTGTAACTGGTACAGTTAAACTCTTTAATAAATTTAAGTAGCTCATTCATAGCGGTCTCTCCTTGTAAGTTAAACTTTTCTCATCAAACCACAAACCAAATGTTCCCTCAAATGTATAGTTACGCTGTTTCTGTACTGTAAGGTAAGCAGTAGGTTCGTTGATTCTATCTTCTGGACAATTACCAGCAAACTTTAAATCTTCTATCTCACGATTACGCCAACATAATAAAATATTATCACTTAAGTTTCTAATATGACTTGATCCTAAAATGTTTGTAGCATCTGGCTTTTGATATTCATCTGACATCTTACGAGTATGACAAACTAAAAATACATGAATGTTTAAATCACGGCAGTATGAAGCTAACCTATCAATAAATATTTTTTGTGCATCATAGTTGTCTTCAGAAATATCTCCCATCTTCATCAATGAGTCAATCACAAATACATCTATTCCTAAAATCTCTTTACCATACTGCAATACTGCAAACATATCTTTTGAATCAGTAACTCCCTGTTGGTCGTAAATGTATAACTTGTCTAGATAGTTATTACAAAACTCTTTTAAAAATTTCTCTGTAGGATGTGGATCACCTAGCTTTTGCTGAACCATTCTAGATAATGTGAGTACAGGTTTCATCTCCATACTAGCTATGAGTATTTTAGTATAGTGCATTAGATACAAGCATATCTGTGATAACATCATTGACTTACCATGACCAGATACACCAGTAAAAGCTGTCAGCTCTCCTTTCCTGACTGCAAAGTTATTATCTGCTTTTGCAAAAGGTAATGAATATCCTGCATTGCGTTCTTCTTTGTAATACTTAACTAACTGATCGTAATAACCGTCTGTAGATTTAATCTTATAATCTGCTTGGGTTATCTTGCCTGTTTCTGAATCAACTTGTTCTTTAGTAATCACAAGTCTATCCATTAACTGCCCTACGGTCATCTCATTCATAATACTCTCCCTTTAATTCTTGGCTGTGTTGCTCCTCCATCTTCCCATCTTCTTTGATTAATAATAACTTCTGGACTTGGATTAAACCCTTCCTTCCATTCTTTAGAATTATTCATAGACTTTACCCATGAGATAATTTTATCTGCTTCAATATCCAACCCATGCTTTTTCCACTTCTCTAAACATCCCTTTTTATTAACCCTTCTTTTATCTAGTAAACTATTCCAAAATTCTTCAAAATGAAGACTTGTATATTCTTTACTCTCCTCTACTCTACTCTTCTCTAGGGAAACATTTTGTTCACAAGTTGTTATCAAGTTGTTATCATCTTGTAACCAATGTGATAACAGACTGATTTGCTTGTTAATGAAATCCTCTGTCTTCCTTAATCTAAAGGCTATCTTGTGGACTTCAGGTAGTTCACCATTGTTTTCAGATGCTAATAAAAGTAACTCAATTAATGTAGCTTTACTATCAGAATTAAGATTGTGCCACTCATAATCCTCAAGTATTTGTCTGTAGACTTTTATCCAAATTACATTTCTATCTTTCATAGGTGGTTGAAATTTACTCCAGTTTCTAATTTTCAAAATAAACACTCCTCATATGTTGCTAACATATCGTTGACAGATTGTTGTTTCTCTCCAGTCTTTTCGATATGTAGGTACGGTTTGTTTTCTATGAACCATTCAGCTTCCCTTTTGGATTGGAAACGCTTTATAGGTTCACCCTCATTGTCCTTCACTATGTGTGTGAAGACTCTGTCTCTCACTTAATATCTCCTTTATCTGATACTTGCGTAACTCTGGAAGTTGATTAGACTTCTTCCAATGGTACATCACCTGCCTAGTTACTCCTAAAGATTCTCTCAAATCTTTCTTGCTGTTATTAAATAATGTTAGTGCTTCTTCAAATGTCATTTATATTTCTCCTGTTTATATTTTTCTAATGCTTGTTCTTCTTCATACTCTTGTTTCTCCAGCTCCTGTTGCCATCTCCATTGACTTTCACAGTAGCCGTCATAGTCTTGTAACCAACTATCTCTATCCATTACATTCTCCCTTGTTCAGTTTCTAAAATATAACAATACTTCATACATTGATGACAGGCAAATAAATATGGTCTTGTAATACTAACTATATTATTTTTATAATCATCAGAAGTAAACCATTTATCATCATGCTCAAAAAGATTACGAACTAATTGTCTTGCTAAATTAGCCATTACCTGTAATTCTTTTTTATCCATTACATCTCTCCTAGTTATTAATGTATAGTAGATTATACATGATGTTTTATTTAGTGCAAGTATTTTAATGTAAAAATATTTTTAAATAAGTACTTGCAATATAGTAAAATATAATATACAATGAAGTTTCATTTATCAATAAGGAGAGAAACATGGATTTAAATGACGAGTTAGCAAGAATTATATTCGAGCTACAAAGAGCAACAAATGATTTAAAAGAGTTAAACGATAAACTTGAAGAGGAGGATAAAGATGAGTAAGTTTAATGAACTACGAGTATTAGATGTTAGTAGATTTGTAGAAAAGAAAGGTGAGTTTAATTACCTTGCTTGGGCACATGCGGCTGATATCTTATTACAACATGACCCAATGGCTACATGGGAACATCAAGACCCAAAAGTATTTAATGATACAATGATGGTTTTCTGTACCGTTCATGCCTTTGGCAAATCTATGTCAATGCAATTACCAGTATTGAATTATAGAAACCAAGCTATTAAAAATCCTAATGCTATGGAAGTTAATACAGCGATGCAAAGATGTTTGGCAAAGTGTATTGCTACATTTGGTATTGGGTTACATTTATTTCAAGGTGAAGACCTTGTTGATCTAGACCCGTTAGAGCTTATTAAGAATGTATATAAGACTCAAGGCATAGAAGGTGCTAGAGCTGTGTACAATAAAATGGATAGTGATGCTCGTAAGAAGTGTCAGAGTTTCATAGAAGAAATAAGGGAGAGTAAAGATGGAACAGAGAAGTGATGAATGGTTTCAGGCTCGTCTTGGAAAAGTTACTGCTAGTCGTGTAGCTGATATTATGGCTACATTAAAGACAGGCAAAGAAGCAATAACTCGTAAGAATTACCGTATTCAACTTGTATCAGAAAGGTTAACTGGAAAGAAAGTAGATTTATACTTTAATGATGCAATGAGAATGGGCATTGAAAGAGAAGAGGATGCTCGTACTACATATATGTTTAAACATAGTGATGTAGAAGAGGTAGGTTTTATAGACCATCCTACTATTCCAATGACAGGAGCTAGTCCAGATGGTTTAGTTGGTGAAGATGGATTAATAGAAATTAAATGTCCATTAGCAACAACTCATACCGATACAATTATATCTGGAGAAGCCCCAAGTAAATACATACCACAGATGCAATGGCAGATGGCTTGTACAGGGCGTAAGTGGTGTGACTTCGTATCATTCAATCCAGACTTTCCAGAAAGTTTACAATTATTTGTGGTAAGAGTGGAAAGAGATGATACACTAATAAAAGAACTAGAGGATGGAGTACAAAAGTTCTTATCAGAAGTTGATGATACTATCAACCAATTACAGGAGAAGAAATAATGGAAATTACTACAGTAGAAGCAGTAGTATCAGAGCCTATATTAAGGCTTAATGAAGAAGAAAGAGATACTCTACGAGCAGTAGCAAGTGGAGAGTTTTCTCAAGAAGAAATACAGCGTAAGAGAAGTGCATCAGAATCTCAAGAAATCGCTGATAGAATTGACAGAGCTGTTTGGGAGTTAATTAAAAAAGTTCCAGATGCCTTTGGTCATGAGACAGTCTTTCAAATGGCTGCCAAATTTTATAGAAAAGAAAGGAATCAATAATGGCAACAGTAGGAGTTAGCGTTAGAATAGATGTAACAAAGATTGATAAAGATAAGTTGTACAAAGGTCAGAAAGGTCAGTATTTGGACTTAACGACTTTTATAAATCTTGATGAGCAAGACAAGTACGGTAACAATGGCTTCATCAGTCAATCAGTTTCAAAAGAAGAAAGAGATGCTGGAGTTAAAACTCCAATTCTTGGTAATGTAAAGGTGTTCTACCCAGCAAGTAATGCACCTGCTAAACAAGAAGACTTTGCTTTAGAAGATGATCCATTCTAAACACATTAAACATGGTGCATCAAAAACCATTGATGGCAAGGTGGTTAGGAGAATCCCTAAACAAAATGTAAAATTCTTACCCAAAGATGCAGAAATTCTAGGTCTTTGTAACAATAGATTAAGAGTTAGATTGGATGTTGAATGGATAAGAAGAAGAGGTAGGGGATATAATAGATTAGTAAGGGAGCAGTGATGCTCCCCTCTAATTATTTGTTACAAACATACATTGTAACTTCGAAGCCGAAACGCATTTCAGTAGCTGCTGGTTTTGTCCACATAGCTGATCTCCTTTCGTGTAAGATTTTGTTACATGTATGATTATACAGTAGAGCTTTTAAATAACGACAAAAATGTAATTAGAAGAGGGTAGTGATTATCATGATTAACGATGAAATTGATTTTTCCAATACAAAAAGTCAATTGTTATTTACTCCAGAAGGAGCACTGTATATCAACATACTTTACAAAGCACTAGATGATTATAGAAAGTGTAAGAAGTATGATGGACGATTACAGCCAATGGGAGAAAAAGCTCTAGAATTTTTAATGTCACAAAATGAAATCATGCAAATCAACGCTTGGCTTCTTGGCATTCCTTTGTATAAGATGATGGAGATAATGTACAATAAAGAATTGTTTACTGTATTTAAAAGAAACCTTAAACTATTAATCAATGATATAGATGATTATTTAGATGGAAAATTTAAAGAGGTCAATGAAGATGATGATTCAGAATAAAATGAAAACAATAATAAAATTTGTAGTCTTTGCATTAGTAGTGTTATTATGTATTGGTATTGGTTGTTATTACTACATTAATCAACCATTAGATTCAAAAGAAATAATGTGTTATAAAGGTAAATTGATACATAGAATAGGTGATGATGGTACTGTTTATGTTAAAGTAAAAAATGTCTCTTGTGAGGTTGATAGGGGCATGATAATTATAGAGGAGAAATCATGAGTGATATGATTAACCCAGACCATTACAAGGTGGGAGGGATAGAAACTATAGAAGTCATTAAGGCTAAACTTGGTGACGATTACAAACACTATGTCAAAGGTAATCTGATGAAGTATTCTCAACGACTTGGTAAGAAGGATGACTGGGTTCAAGAGCTTCGTAAGATTGCGTGGTATGCTAATGACTTGGCAGATGAGTTGGATAGAAAAAAATCATCTCCAATTATGCCTGACGAGTGGATAGAAGACCCTTTACATGACGAAGATTAAATTAGAAAAGCGGGTTTGCCACAAATGCAAACAACCCGCAAACACTTATGACGATAACAAATGGTGGTGTGGAAGAACATTGTCAGCACATGGAGTATGTAAGAATGATAACAAGAAGAATGGCGATAGAGGGTGATTGGTTCACTGTTCAATTTTTTAAAGAGGGTGATGGTAGTATTAGGGTAGAAGTGGTACATGATATAAAGAACAAATTTTATAAAATGTATCCTGATAACAAGTTAACTTTTGAGGAGAGTAAAGATGAGCAAGTATAATATATTATTTATAATAGTAGCAATTACTTTAGTGACAGGCATACAAGTATATGCACAAGATAAAATAATAGTAACACCAGATGATAATATTATCGTATGTACTACAGATGAAAATGGAGTAACGGTTTGTCTTTAAATGCTAGCATGAATTATAAAGAAAGAAATTCTGGCAGTAATTTTGCTGAAGAATTTTTTGAAGACTACTGTAAAGATTACTTTATCAGAAGAATTGGGTTTGATGAAAAGAATGATAATATCCCTCACTTTTATAATATGAGCAGAATGTTAAGAAATCTTCCTGATTATTATGTAGATACTGGTAAAAAACAATTTGTAGTTAATGTTAAAGGTACAGATTGTATAAAAGAAAAAGAGTATGAAATTATATCTTTGTTAGCTAGTGCTTACTCAAGTGATGATTGTATGTTGCTTTATGCGTTTTGTTTTAAAGGAA